GTCCTGTCAGTTCCGTAAGCATCTCTTATCTGCTATGCAAAGTGGAAAGGGAGAAAACTGCAGAGGATAGACCTATTGCATTGTCGGTCTATTGGTGAGAGGAAACAATATGCAGTTGATTAAGGCACTCTCACAATTTATCTCATGGCTAGTGAAACTCTGAATGGAATGTAGGTAGCTTGGAATGAGATATTATTCACTTCAACTAGGTGTTCGCACTATTGGTTGTTTTGAATATGGGGTTTACATTGTGTAAACGATTGCTATGTGGTGGAATAGGTAGACACTTTAAGAAATTAGTTTGGCACAAACAGTAAACAGGTTTGTTATAGGCATAAAACCCTAGTTTGATGATAAAAGCATCAGCCATGTTAGGTGCAAATCCTAACCATAGCAAGTGGCTGTAGTCGCTCTACAGATAACAGGCGAAAGTCGGTTGTTCCCTGCGAAAAGAAAATGCAGATAGTGGTTTGCTCTGTGAGTAAGTAATGAGAACAAAGGTTGTTCTTCCACTATTTGAAACCGACACATTGGGAGGAAATATGAATAAATACTTTCACGATATAACACTTGATGTAAGTCATTGTAGTAGAGATTCAGCTTGTGGCACAAAAGTTTTTATTGATGATAAAGAAATTCGTGGTGTAACAGATATAGAAACTGATTTTCAAGGAACAATAATATTAACTATGAGATATGACAAATTGATAACAAAAAATCCTTTTGATAACGAGGTTGACGACGGAAAATGAGTAAAACTTTTGAGGATAAACCACCATATACAGCAACATATAACTCTAATGAATGCAGAAACCTAGTTAGATGCAGAACAAATAGGTATTGCACAAAAGGTAGTTGGGTTTTTCCAGAATATTGTGGTAAAAAGTGCGAATATTACGAAGCAGAGGACAGACATATGGCAGAAAATAACATAGAACAGCATAAAAACATACTAGATAACATACATAACACATATATTGCTAAAAATAATGATTATGGCAACAGTTTCAGCAAGAGTTTTGACAAATATGGCATAACTTGTGCAATGGTGCGAATGGAAGATAAGTGGAACAGGCTTGAAAGTTTAGTATCTGGCAAAAAACAGATGGTTAGTGACGAAAGTATTAAAGACACACTACTTGATTTAGCAAATTATGCGATTATGACCTATATGGAACTAGAAAATCGTGAAACATTGTGTGAAACAGAGAAAAAGAACAGAGAGGACTAGAAGCAATGCACATTGATAATAACCTTGATTATGAGAATCCAATTATTGACCAATTAGATGATTTGGGAGTTGCTGTCAATAAGATGAACCCAAAGGAAGATGATTTCACCTACAAATACTCTGAACTTAATCGAGAGCATAAGGATGTCATTTTTGGAATGGCATATATGTGTGATTCACTTGCCAACTTTGACGGAATCAGAACATTTGAATCAAAGCACAAGGATGAAACACCAACATTGAACAAGATGAGAGATGAGATTGAAGGTAATGCGCTTAATGATGCATTCAATTTCATGATTGATGAGATGTGCGAAGCATTAATCTGTTTTGCTGATGATGAGGCGCAGTTTGAGGATTAATGGTGAAATGGTGTCACCAAGTCAAAAAATGACGATTTTAACCGACTATGCGAATGGAGTGTAGTCGCTAACCTAAAAAAGTTATAGGTAGGTATTTTTTAAATGGCAAGTTTAGAACTTGTAAAGTATTTTGAAAATGCGAAAAAGGTGCATAAGACCGATGGAGCATCATTACAATTAGCCAATGCGATGTTTCAAGCAGGGAATGTAGCGATTAAAGGTGAGAATGATGTTCCTTATGGTTTGATGATACTAGAAGAAGCCAAAAAGGTAAGTGAGAAATTTGTTCGTAAGCAGGTCAATGGTTCAGTTTGGGAACTTGAAAAATATGGGATGGACAATAAACTGTCAATCGATATTATCAACACCTATTACGAAATTTTAAAGCTTGAAGCACCATATCGCTTTGAATCCTTTGTCAATTTCATGGAAAAGAAAAGACCACAGGACAAGAGGTTTTACTTTCCACGAAAAAAGTCGCTGAAGATTGTATGTGACGATTTACAGAGGCTTGAAGATACGGATTTAAAGTTTTATGGACTGTCAATGCCATCGAGAGTAGGCAAATCGACAATATGTATTTTTTTTCTTGCGTGGATAGGGCTTAAAAGACCAAATAGCCATTCAGCAATGGGTGGACATAGTGGAATGTTGGCAGATGGTTTCTATGATGAGTTATTAAATCTGCTTACCACACAAGAGTACAGTTTTGATGAATTGTTTCACGATATTCATCCCGATGCGAAACTGTTAACAGATAAATCGGCAGATAAGCATATTATCACTCTTGATAAGCCAGATAGATTTGCGACATTCACTTGTCGAGGTATAGATGGAACATGGACAGGTGATGTAGATATATCAGATGGTGGATATTTGTATGTAGATGACCTTGTAAGAGATAGAGAGCATTCATTAAGCCCACAACGAATGGAAAACACCTTCCAAGAATACCTCAATAAGATGGTTGACCGAAAAATCGGTGCGAAAATCAGACCTCATGGTGGTGCAAAGGAACTAATGGTAGGTACATTGTGGAATGTTCTTGACCCACTTGAACGAATGAGCAAGATGTACAAAGATGACCCACAATACCTGTTCAGAAGAATCCCTGCACTTAACGAAAAGGATGAATCGAACTTTGATTACCTGTTCAATAAGGGATTTTCAACAGCATACTATCACGAAATGCGAGAAAGACTAGATAAACCCGAATGGATGGCAAAATATCAGCAAAAACCATTCTTGCGAGAAGGAATTGTCTTTCCTGCTGATGAATTACGATACTTTAATGGCATTCTTCCAGATGGAGAACACCGAACAGTTGCTGTTGTCGATGTAGCTTGGGGTGGTGGTGACCACTTATCAATGCCAATTGGTGCGTTATATGAGAATGGTGATTGCTATATATTTGATTGGGTGTTTAATGATGGTGCAAAAGAGGTGACAATCCCTCTTGTAACAGGTCAGATTGTAAATAATGGCATTAGACAGATAAGATTTGAGGGAAATACAGGTGGAGAAATGTATCAAGCCTATGTTGATGAGCAATTACAAGCTTTTAACTATAAATGCTCCACAGAATCGAAGAAAGCACCTGTAAAATCGACAAAAATGGAGAAAATCATCGCATATTCTGGTGATATCAAGCGAAAATTCATATTTTTGCAGAGTAAAAGACCATCACAAGCAGAAATTCAGCGAGATGCAGAGTTGGGAATCACAAGATATCGCAGAAATGACGAATATCAAAATGCGATGGATGAGTTAGTAACATTTGTTAAAGTCGGAAAGAATGACCATGATGATGCTGTCGATAGTTTGGCACAGTTGGTTATGCTTATCGATGGCGATGAAGATATTGCAGAAGTCAAAGCAATGATGAACCCATTTAGGGGCTATTGGAGGAAATAAATGAACGCAAAGGCATATTTATCAAGGGTAGGTCAAATAAATGCGAGAATTGGGCGCAAACAGGCTGAAATCGGTATGTTAACAGACCTAGTAACAAGTACAACAGCACCGATGGGAAGAGAAAACATAATTTCAAGTGGAAATCAAGACAAATTCTCATCAATCATGAGTAAGATTGCAGATTTGGAAACAGATATTGAGAATCTGGTGCTTGAAAAATTTGAAATTATCAAAACCATTGAGCAGATAGATGATGTTAAATCTTTTTATGCAATCTATTACAGATATGTCAATGAGATGAACACAGGAGAGATTATTGACAAGATGCAGATATCAGAGTCGAGATATTACAGCAAACTTTCTGAAGGAATCTGCGAGATAGAGAAAATACTACGAAAAAAGAGTAAATTGGAGAAAGTAACAGTAGACAACGCATAGATTTGGTGATTTGTGTATGTTACATTATAATCAGAAAACTGTTGATTCAGTAGATACTTTTTTTAAAACTCCTTTTATTTACAATGTAACAGGAAATGCACCTAGCCCATAGGTGCATTTTTTGTTTTCGAGGATATATGAACAGATTAACATTGCAAGACCTTGTTAAAGGCAAGTACGGAAGAAAAATTGCATATGCGAATGTTGAAGAGATTAATGAAAACAACATTTTAAAGGTTTTGGCAAAAACAATCGGAACATTCAACAATAACAGGACAGTAGTTCAGTATTTGTGGGATTACAAGAATGGTGACCAACCTGTTAGATACAGAGAGAAAACTGTTAGAGATGATATCACAAATGTAGTTGTTGAAAATCATGCTTGGGAAATTGTTCAGTTTAAGAATGCACAGACCTATGGCGAACCTGTTCAGTATGTGAGCAGACGAAAGGATGAAAATGTAAGCAAGTACATTGATATCCTTAATGACTATATGGAAGGTGCTAACAAGCAGGTAAGAGATATAAGTTCTGGTGAGTGGACAAGCGCAGTTGGTACAGGATTTAAAGCTGTACAGAGAAAGAATGGCGATATACCATTCAGAATTACTGTTCCTACACCACTTAACACTTATGTAGTGTATTCAGAACTAACTGAAGAGCCTTTACTTGCTGTACAGATACTTAAAGATGCTGAAGGAAAGCAATATTTCCTTTGCTTTGACAATAAGTATGAATACAGAGTTCAAGGTGGAAAACTTCTTACTTACAATGTTGATGGTATGGAAGTAGTTAAGAGATTTCATATGTTTGATGATATTCCAATTATCGAATATCCAAACAACCAAGACAGAATCTCTGATATTGAACTTGTTATAGATATGCTTGATTGTATCAACAACCTTCAATCAAATCGTATTGATGGTGTTGAACAGTTTATACAGAGTTTTATTAAGTTCATCAACTGTGAAATCGATGCTGACACATTCAATGAGATGCGTAAGCAGGGAGCATTCATGGTTAAGTCAACAAAGGACAAACAAGCCGATGTTGAAATCATGTCACAGGAACTTAACCAGACACAGACACAGGTGTTCAAGGAAGATATATGGGAGAACATACTTACAATTTCTGCTATTCCTAATAAGGAGGGTGGAAACAAGTCTGGTGATTCACAAGGCGCTGTAGAACTTCGAGCAGGATGGGATTTTGCTAAATCAAGAGCAAGACTTAAAGACCCATTTATTGAACAGGCAGAGAAACAACTTGCAAAGGTTGTTCTTGGTGTAATTCGTATTGCCAAAGGAGAACAGGAATGTCCTATCAATACACTTGATATGGATGTCAAAATTAGCCATTCTCCAACAGATAACTTATGTGCAAAGGTTAATGCCTTATCACTTATGTTACAGGCAGGAATTGAGCCTAAAAATGCCATTCAGACATCTGGTATTTGGTCTGATAGTGAGAAAGTATATCTCCAATCTAAAGAAACTCTTGATATTAAGCAGGAGTACACAAAAAAGGATGAGATAGATGGCAACATTGAAAATAGACCAATTGAACCAACTGAATAGTGTTGATATCGAATCCGTTCTTAAAAGATATTTTGAAGAGATGGATGAAATAACAGATGAACAGGTTGAAGAACGAACACAATTCGGCAAAGACCTGTTCGATATTCTGTTAGCATTTATGGTTCTTGTTGCTACAACAGATTATGTAGGTGGAATACAAGACATTGATTATTACATCGATATGATTTCAAGACAGTATGCTGATTTAATCATTGGTAATAATTATGTGTTTGACCAATACATGAAGAATTATGTTGATAAAATGGCGCAAGAGATTGTAAATTCAACATTTACTCATATAGATGAAACTTATTACCTTTCAGATGATAGAGCATTGGCTATTGCAGAATCCGAATCAAATACAGCGATTAACTATCAAGATTATGTTAATGCTGTTCAGCAAGGGTTCACAAAGAAGCAATGGATTACTGAAAAAGATAATAGGGTAAGAAAGACACATAAAGAAGTCGAAGGTGTAGTAATAGATATAGATAAGTTATTTAGAGTTGGGGATTCGTTAATGCGTTATCCACATGATAAACAGTATCTTGACGCAAGTGATAAAGAAGTGATAAACTGTAGATGTAGTATAAAGTATCTCAAATAGGAGGTTTATATGGCATCTGCATACAGCTTAATAGGACAAAGATTTGGAAAGCTTGTGGTAGTATCAAGAGCAGAAAATAATCACAAAGGCAACACTATGTGGAATTGCAAATGTGATTGTGGAAAAGAAAAAATAGCACTTGGTTATGATTTAACACACAATCGAACAGTTTCTTGTGGTTGCAAGAATGTAGGAACAATTTCAAAAAAAAGAATAAACCGAGTTGGTATGAAGTATGGAAAATTAACTGTTGTTAGTTTGAATGAAGAAAAAAGTACAAATAAGGTTTTGGTTTGGAATTGTGTTTGTGATTGTGGAAATACATTTATTGCTAGAGGTTCAAATTTACAAAGTGGAAAAGCTACGCATTGTGGTTGCACCAAAAAGAAACCTTATAATTTCATTGATATAACAGGGCGTAAATTTGGTAAATTAACTGTTGTTGAAATAAATGAAAAAACAAAAAGAGGTTATACTTGGAAGTGTATTTGTGATTGTGGACATACCAAGATAGCAAATGGAAGGGATTTACAAGATGGTAAAACAAAATCTTGTGGATGTTTAGATAGAGCAAATAGAGCAGGATTAAATAATACTGTTCATAATTTCAGTAAGACAAGATTGTATGCTTGTTGGAGTGGAATGTTTAGAAGATGTTCACCTAAATATCATTGCAGAAAAAGTTATTATGATAAAGGCATTAAAG